TCGCCTTTGGCAATCCAGGGACACCAGTAGGACCCTGCGGTCCGACGGTGGTTGCAGTGACCACGCTGGTGACCGGAACAGTGACGACCGTCGTGCCGCCATCACCTTCAGTGACGGTGACCGTATTGCTGACGGCAGTGACGTTAACGGTCGTCATGCGGTGTAGCCTTCGCTGACGTAAATGATCCCTTCGAGGTAGTATTCCTTGAGGCCGCTTGGATTGGTCAGCAGGACGTCGTAGAACACTTCAACGGGGAAGCTGGCGGTCTGCGTAGCAGTCAACGCAATGGCAACAGTGCCCGTAGCACGGTTGGTGTAGGTAACCGTGAAGTCAGCGTATTTTGTGCTGCGATCTTGATTCCATGCTTGTGCAGCAACAGTCCAACCGGTGAGGTTGATGGCGGTGTTGGTGCTGTCCTTGAATTGCAGCGTGATGCTGTAATCCGCCCGGCGCTGGAGCGTGATGTTGTATGTGCCGGGGGAGATTGCCATGGGATCAGTTTAACAACGATCGCTCAACTGCTGGCGTCGATGGTGATGGTAGTGCCGATCACTGCCGTAAGTGCAGGGGGAGCAGCTTAGGCATTGAGTGCAGCCTTGATCGCCTCAGTTGTTTTCGCCGCATCGATCGCCACCTGGATGGCGGCGTAGCGGTCACGGATCTGCTGCCGCTTGGCCTCGGCGGCGTCATGATCGGTGCCTGGGATCTGCAGGCTGATCACCTTGTCGTATGGCGCCAGTTCAGCAGCGCGGTTAGCGCGGCGCATGTCGTGACCGATGGCCTTGGCCTTGGCGAGATCAACCTTGACGCCGCTGGCGCTGTAGGTCCAGGCATTACGGAAGGTGCGATCAGCGGGGATCTGGTCAGCGGTGACGATGGTGTAGATACCATCTGGCGCAACCTGCTGCGCGACCTGCTCGATGGGCACCTCACCGGTTGGGGTGGTGATTGCGACGCCGGTAGCGGTTGGGTGGATGATGTAGGTCATGGCTCAGCGGAAGATGGCGACGGAAACCAGAAACTTATCAAGGCCGGAAGTGCTCTCATCAAAGCTTTTCAGCTGCACTGCTGTTGTTGAATACGTGCTGCTAAGAGCAGTCTCTGATCCGTTGCCAAATGCACCAATCCTGCCGGTTCTGTTAGTTGAACTTGTAGCGTTAACCAGTGCAGTGAGGCAATAGTTCGCATCCGGCATCGCCGTGGTGAAGTTGACCGTATAGTCACCCGTTCCGTTGTCGGTGATTGAACTGACATTGAACGATGCTCTGATGGCTACGGTGCTGGTGCCGTTGAAGTTGACCCATGCACGGCATAGCTGCCCGCCAACTGATCCAGGGCTGAGTGCTTTGGTGTTGTCGTAGAAGCCAACCGGATCGCTGCTCAACGTAGCGCCGGCATTGGCGCTGAGCGTTACGGTAGTGCTGACGATGGTGCTGACCGTGGTGCCGGGCGTGATGCCTTCACCAACGACCACCATTCCTTGCACGATGCCAGTGGCGGACGCAACCGTCAGGCTGGCGCTGCCACTTGTGACGGTGCCGGTGGTATGGACGCCATCAACATCTGACCTGCTGGCGATCGTCGGGGTGATCGTCGACCAGCTGAGCGCACCGCTGCCATTGGTGGTCAATGATTGGCCGCTGGTGCCATCAGCGTTCGGCAGCGTCCATGTAATGTTGCTGGCGATCGTTGCCGGCGCCTGGAACGCTACCCAGTTGCTGCTATCGCTATCAGCAAAGCGCAGGTCACCTTGACCGTTGAGCGTGACATTGCCGCCGTAGACCGTGACCTCGCCGGCGCTGCTGATGCCAACACGGCGGACGCCTGCAGTGGTGATGTCAACCGCATCGGTGCCGCTGCTGTAGATGCCGGTATCGGTGCCGCTGTCCTTGAAGTACAGCGATGGTGCAGCGGCGGTGCCGTTCTCCAGCGCAATGGATGTCCACTCGCCATCAAGCTGATAGAGCGTGATCCAGCCTGAGTTGGCGCCGTTGCGGATCTTGTAGACGCCTGCCGTGGTATCAGCCCACGGCATGTAGGCGTAGGTTGTGGTCGGCTCAGTGGCGCTGCTGTTCTGGCTGACGATTGCCGCCAGCGCATTGTTCAGGTCACTGCGGACGGCAGCACCTGTGCCATTAGCGATGACGTAATCGTGAGTGGCCACCTATCAGGCGCACGTGATGCCTACAGTCTAGACCTGCTTGCCGTAGCCGGCTGCGCTGTAGGTGAAGTTACGATCAACCGCTGTGCCGCCGCTGTTCCTGAAGGTCACCGTAAAGCCAGTGCCGCTGATGCTGGTGATGGCGTAGTAGTCACCGCTTGCCATGTTCTGCGCCGTGATGCCGATCGATGGCAGCACCGTCCCGCCTGCGGTGTAAAACGGATGCTCGAACGTCACGACCTTGGCACCGGCGCCACTGGCGATGGTTGCCGTGCTTTGATCAATGCGGCGCTGGAAGGTGGCCTCATAGCCGAGTTCATCAACCAGGATGTTCTGCCATTGCACCGGACTGGTGAGCTGCGCCTTGAATTGAAAGCCTCGACCGTTGAATGTACCGTTGACGAACTCCTGCCAGCTGGACCATGTTGGCGTACCTGATGGGTTGTCGGTGGTGAGCCGCATCAGCAGCTTGGCATTAACCAGATCAGCGATGGCACCATCGAAGTCGGACCATGTATCAACGAGGTCCGCTCGTGCATCGATCAGATCACTCGGCAGATAGCCTTGCGTCACGAGGCGCCGCTTCAGGTCCAAGGCGAAGACAGCGCCGAGATCCAGTGTGTTGGCGAAGGCGTATTCACCTTGATCGACGATCTCGCCAAGATAATCAAGCCGGAGGATTGCATCAAAATCAGGCTCAGGATCCAGCAATCCATCAGCCTCTAGCGTCAATGCATCGAACTCATCGCTATAGAACAGGCCGGTCTTGGCACCTTGAAATGGTGGGCTGTCTTGATCTTCACGACGTGACTCAACCGTCAGATAGCCCAATGCATCAGGGAAGTCAACGATGACGCTGGTTTCTGCTGCTGATTGCCTGCCGCCATCATCAGCAAACTTGACGAGGATTTCACCTTCGACCAATGGCACGATGGCTTCAGTGCTGTGACCTGCAACAGCAGGAATCAGATCCACGCTGTTGCTCCATGTGCCGCTGCCATCCGTCAGGTTGGTGTGGCGGATGTGAACTTTGCCGCCGGTCTTGACATCAAGGTCAACCGTTGCATCCCACCGCAGCCGGGCGCTGTTGGCGCTGATCGGCTCAATGGTCAGGTTCTGCACGTTACCGGGTACGGCAGTTTTGCCTGCCAGCTGGAACGTTGCCGTAGCGGCAGTGCCGAGCTTGCCGATGGTGTTGACCGCACGAACCTCGACCTCCAGCGCGCCGGCGTACAGGCCCGTCAGTCTGGTGGATGGCGCCCGTGTGGTGATGAACTGCCAATTGTTGTTGTCGAGCCTGTAGCCGACGCGAAACTCCGCGACGCGTTCGGCTGGGCTGATCCAGCTGAGCTCAACGGCGGTCAGTACGCTTTGCCCATCGACGTATAGGTGCTCGGTGGCGACGATGCTGCCGGGTGCTGCTGGGATGCCCGACAGATTGCTGATGTCGCGAAACTCCAGGGTCAGGTCTGATTCGATCGCGGCATAGAGCGATTCGTTGTAGGCGAGTGCCGTCACAGCAAACGACCCCTCATCACCTTCGGCGACGCTGAGCACACGGAACAGCTGCGCTTCGATGTCGGTGGATTCCACCATGAACACACCGCCGGGATTTGGCGCCTCGCTGAATGCTGCGCTAACCGTCAATGTGTTGCCGCTGATGGCGATGATCGTGCGGGTCTCGATGATGCCCGTCGGCAGCAGCACCGAAACGGTCGGAGCACCGGACGCATTACCCGGCAGGCCGGTGGTTGAGTCAACCGTGATGGATGTTGTGGTGGCGCTGCTGATGCGACCAGATCGCCGTGCGCCAGCCTTGACCGGATCAGCGACGCCGATGACCATGCCGGGCCTGAGGATGATGCCGCTGTCGATGCCGACTGCGAATGACACCGTATCGGTCAGGTTCTGCTCAGTGAGCAGCATCCACTTACCGAGGCGATGCGCTTGGCCGCGGCTGTAGCAACCGAAGGCCTTGAGGTCTTTGTTGATGATGCCGTACTTGCTGACCGCATCCGAGTCCTCGACGTACTCAAACTCAACCTCGCCTAGTGTTTCGTACGACTGATAGGAAACAGTGGCGGTGGTGTGGCGTGACTTCTGTGAGCTGCCGCTGTAGGTGAAGTTACCCTCGACGACATTGCTGGGGCCGAGGATATATTGCGGATCACTGGGCTTGTCGGCAAGGATCGCCATCGATCCGGCGCCGTAGTAGGCGATGCCGCGGAAGATCGAGACGAACTCCTGGATGAGGTTATAGACCTCACTGCGGGTGTTGACGTAGACGTGACAGGCAAAGCGCGGCTCCTGCCCGCCGAAGCCGTTGCTTACCAGCTCGTTGCAGTATTGGCTGATGGCGTAGAAGTCATAGCGGTCGAGGCTGCTTTCGGGGATGCCAGCGCCGTAACGGGTATCGGTGAGCAGATCCCACAAGCACCATGCCGGATCAGCGCACCATGTCGCGGCACCAAAGGTGCCATCCCATACGCCGGCATAAGTGACGCGTCCTAGGTGGGTGGTGGTGTCGACGGTGGCGTTAGACGGCAGCCGTACCTTGATGCCACGCACCAAGTACTTGCGTTGTGGGATGCTGCTGAACTGCCGTGAATCAAAGCGCAGGTACGAAAGCGCGCTATTTGGGTAACGCAGCTTGTCATCGATAATTTCGGTATAGCTGAACCAGTAGGTACGATTCTGACGTCGTGCGCTGGTTTCATCAGCAGAGACGCGCACCAGCTTGATATCAACCGGGAACGCACCGGTCAACGGAATCAGGTAATCACGTTGATAGGCGTTGGTTGTCTTGCCGCTGATCGTATCTGCGACGACTGTGGTGTAGCCGCCGCCGTTGTAGTTGACCTGAATCTGAATGTCTACCGAATGACCAACGATGTCACCATCGTCTTGGATGATCTGTAATGCCGGCAGCTGCAGCGTGACGCGCACACGATCGACATCGGTATCAGCGATCGTGCGAATGACGGGTGATGCATTGGTTGCTTCGACGCTGACGCTATTTTCTGACTCGATGCCGCCGGTGGGGATGTAGGCCTGATCTTGCGTGCCGGCGCGAAACTCGTTGCTGTACCCGGTGAAGTTTTCGGCACCGCTGGGGCCGATGATCGGCGTACCATCGAGGTAGACGCTGCGGAGGCCATTGTCGAGGCCCTGCACGGGCCCTTCGCTGATCAGATCCAGTACGGCGCCGTACTGGACGGACTGCAACGAGTCATCGGCTTCGGTTGGTGCGCTGCTGCCACCACCAGCCTTGCCGCCATCACCACCGGCGCCTTGGATCGCGAATGGTGTTGTCATACCAGCTGATCCACGTCAAGGCCGGAGCTGACGACGGCGGAACCGGTGAAGACACGGCCATAGGCGATCGGCACCGGGAGACCCTGCTTGCTGGTGTTGACGATGTTGCTGAAGGTGAACGATTCAAGCCGTGCGGCATCCTTGCCGTTGTTGAAGCCAAGGTCTGGTTGTGGTGACAGCATCTGCGCGACCCCACCCAACACAAGGGCGACCCCAAAATTGAACAGCACCGTACTGGCGAACGGCACCACAAACGACAACGCGATCAATCCGATGCCGGCGAGGATCTCGCCAAACCCTCGACCGGCGCCGCAGATCACGGGCGTGATGCTGAAGACTTCACGTTCACTCCACGGCAGCACCAGGTCCTCGACGTTGCCATTGGTGATCCGTTCGCGACCTACCGTAACGCGGAAGCCGATCCCTTCACCTTCGCGATCAATCAACCACCGCTCAAGGCCGGGGAAGTTGACGCACAATGCCTTCAGCGCCTGCGCTGGTGTGTCGGCATAGAACTCAAAGCGGCACTGCCCCAGCTTCTTGCGGAGTGCGCCGTAGACCTTAACGACTTTCATGCCGCAGGACGCAGGCGGTGCTTTTCACATAGTAGCCGCCGAGCACATCACGACTTGACAGGCGACCTTGAACATGATGCAGGATCTGCTGATCGCCAAGGTATATCGCGGCATGATTTGGTAGGTCAGCATTGAGCTGCATCAGCAACGAATCACCGTAGGCAAGATCCTCAAACGGGATGCGACGGAATCCTTGGCTGGCGTAGTTGTCGAGGTATAGATTTTCACCGCGCTCCCAGAACCGATCACGCCGGTGGAAGTCATCCAGCTTGATGCCAAGCTCGCGGCTGTACCAGTCGCGCACCAGTGAGTAGCAATCCAACAGGCCGAACACAAATTCACGACCGACGTACGGCAGCTCAAAGCGTGCAGGGATGCACTTATCCCATTGCTCAGTTTTTGGGTTGACGATGACCCATGGCAGGCCTGATGCGTTGCAGCCGATCCGATCCGCTGGTGATGGTGCCGGTGGTGTGGTCGGGTGGCTATGAACCACGGCGATGATCTCACCTGCATCCTCGACGGTGGCATAGTCTTCAGGATCCAGGATGAAGTGCTCATCTGGTGTGGCGGCAATATTCCGGCAGGGAAAGTACCGCCGACGGCCTTTGATGACAGCAATCAACCCGCAGCATTCGCGGGGATCCTGCGCCTTGGCATGAACCATGATTTCAGCTTTCAGCTGTTCGGTTAGGTTCATTGCGTCAGCCCAGCACCAGGGAATGATCCAAACGGTAGTTCAGCTGTTGCGCCAAACCGTAGCTTGCAGGAGCTGAGTCGTTTTCCGCATCGATCTGCGCCTGCAGTAGCAACCGGTTCATCTTTTGCATTCCAGTAGTTGGTGCCGGTATAGCTGCATTCTGCTGAACGGTATTGCCATTGGCAGATGTTGGCGATGATCTGCCGCTTTGGCATCAACACACCAGCAAGATCAAACTTGCTGGCCAGTTCCCATTGAATTGCGTCGCGGTTTTCGCTGGCTTTGCGGTCGATGTACCAGACCTCATCGGGAAACTTGGCATTGACATCAGCGCCGGGTTCACCATCAAGGAATTTGCGTAACGTACGGATGCGACGCACCACGGCACCACCGAGGTCATTGCCGGTGGTGAAGGCGTTGACGGTCAGCAGCAAGGCGCTGATTTCACCGCCGAGGTTGGCGACGGTCAACGTCGGTCTAGGCAGGGTGCCGCCATTGCTGTACTCAAAGCCTTCAGCCTTGATCGGCAGGCGGATGTAGGTATTGTTGTTCCAGATGATGTTGCCGCTGACGGCTGCATTGGCGCCGGCATGGAAGTAGTAGGTATCGCTGCTGCCGTGCAGTGCAGCATCCAGCGTCAGCTCAAACAACTCGATGATGGCATTGGGTGCCAACACCGCCAGTTCTTCGTAGACGCTGCTGATCGCCTGCCATGTGACGCCACCATCGGTGATGGTGCTGCCGATGTCGGTCGGCCATGCAGGTTGTGTGCTGCCGGTGGTGCCGGCAACAGTGCAGCGAAACACAAGACCGCTGGCCTGCAGGGTGGTGGCAGCACGGATGTCACCGACGACCTGCGCGGTGGTGGCGGTCCAGGCAGCGAAGCTCATGGCTCGAAGACCTGCTCAAATACTGCCGACATGTTGGCGCGACCGGTGTAGGGGATCGTCTTGCTCCATTCGCGACAGATCCACTTGTATGACGTGCTGGTGTCTGGTGGTGTCCAGTCGAAGGACTCCTGCCCAGCGCGGGCATCAAGGAAGGTTTCAAGCGTATCAGCGTCAGCTTCGGTGATGTTCTGCCACGACAATGACCACGCCTTAGGGTTCTGGTTGAGGCCATAGACCAGCCGTTGCTCGTAGCCATCACCGAACTTGACGCTACGCACTGCAGGTCGGCTGCGCTTCTCGGCGCCGTAGGACGGTGCTGGTGATGCGGGGAAGGTAGCCATCAGGCGAGCAGGCCTCCGGGGCGCTTCTGCTTGATCAATTCTGCCTGCACTGCAGCGGATACTGCCATGCCAAGCTGCTTGCCTTGTGCTTGATCACCGCTGACGCTGGAACCGCTGGCATCAACGTTGACGATGACGGTCGTGCCACCACCTCCGAGGTTGTGGTTAGGGATGATGGTGCCGCTACGACCAGGCATGAACAGCTCCGGGCCTTTCTCACCGACGATGTACGGCTGACCGCTGGAGACGCTACCGCCGTTAGCGCGGAACAATGGACCCAGCAGGCCGCCACCGGTGCCGGTGCCTGACATGGTGCCGAATAGCGCCATGTTGACGGCGATGTCTAGCAGCTTGTTGGCGATGCTGTTCAGCAGGTCAACAGCAACCTGCTGGAGGCTCTTGGTGCCATCGATGGCGCCTTGGATGGCATCAACGACGCCGGACTTGATCGACATGCCGATGTCGGCATAGACCTGCTTCAGTTGCTCGGCTGCATCGGCTTGCGCCTTGAGTGCTTTGGTCTTCGCCAACGTGGTGCGGATGTCAGCTTCGTTGAGGCCTGGGAATTGTGCTTTCAGATCGCGGATCTGCTGGTTGAGGATGACCTCAGCTTCGTTGCCATTAAGCCTGGCTTGCTGTAAGGCAAGCTCATCATTCAGCGCTTGGATGCCCTGAGCCTTCAGGTCAGCATCTTCCTTGCGGATGGTGTTGATATCGAACTCAAGCTGCCGGGCGGTTGTGGCGGCCTTGATTGCAAGCTGATCGAGCTCTGCCTTCTTCTGCGCTGCCGGCATCTCCTTATCAACCTTGAGCCGCTGCGCCTCGAAGGTGATCCGCAGTAGTTCTGCTTGCGCCTGACGGGTGATCTCCAGCTGACGGTTGCCGGAACCACGCGCCTCAAGGATGCGACCTTCGACATCAAACAATGCCCGCGCTTGCGATAGCTGCAGCTGTGATGTGGCGAGTGCTGCCTTGGCAGCTGCTGCCTTGCTGTCCCCGTCTTTGGCCTTGCCGCTCCCTGCACCGCCGACGGTGGGTGGTGGGGTGGTGTCGGTGGCTGGTGGTGGGGTGGTCGTCGCAGGCCTTGCTGCGCGGGTGGGGAGGGCGAGGACTGCTCGTGCCTTGCGCTCACGTTCTGAGAACAGCAGTTGCCGATTCATCACATCAGCCTGTGATGGTTGGCCAACTAGCGGGGAGAACGCACCTAGCGCTAATCGGGTTGCCTGTGCGCCCGGTTGGGCCATGCTTTCGCGTTCTGCCCGAATCTGAGCCAATGTCTTAGCCGCAGCTGCTTTCTGTTCTGCTGTTGCGCTACCACCAAAGATGCGCGCCACACCACCGGATTCCCTTTCGCCTCGCAGTTTGTTGACTTCCTTGATCGTGGCGATCAAGTCAGCAGTACCAGAAACGATGATGTTGACGCCAACGGTGATGATGCCAATAGCGGCAAGCCCACGCAAAGCAGTCCCCAGCGCAGTGACCTGCGTCGCCGAGGCGGCTGATTGCGTCGCCAGTGCCTGGCTGTTGCGGGTATAGAGCGCAAATGCGCCTGAGCTTGCAGTAGCAGCCGTGCCGGTGGCCGCTGTTGATGCTGCCATCGCGGTGGTGGCTGCAACATACGCTGCCCGCAAGGCAATCACAGCGTCAATGGCGCGCTTGACCAGCATCATCTGGATGCCGAACTTGATCAGCGTTCCGACTGCATCCATCACCGGTTGCGGGATGGAGCTCATCACATTGGCGAAACCATTAACGCTCTTGGTGATGTCTTGAATCGTGATGACAACCGTCGGGCCGAATGCCTTGGCTAGTGCTTCGCTCAAGTTGATGAATGATGTATCAAGCGCCTTGATTGTGTTTTCAAGGCTGCCCTTCATCGTTTGGAAGTCAGCATCGGTCTTGCCTGCTGCACCGCTGAGCTGCTCAAGCACCATCACGAAGTCCTTGCCGCCTTTGGCATTAGCGGCGAATGCACCACGCATCGCCTCCTGCGAACCCAGCAGCCGTGCAGTGGTCTCCTTGTCCTTCTGCATCGCCACCGCAAGCTGCGCCATGAGGCCCGTAAAGCCCTTGGCTTGGAGGCCGCCGTAGTTCCAGGCGATGCCGAGCTTCTTGGCGGCATCCTGGCTCTCCTTGGTCGGTTGCAGCAGGGTATTGAGCACTGCGCCGAGACCGGTGAAGGCAACTTCAGCCGTGGCGCCATTCTTGGTAGCCGACGCGATGAACGCATTCATCTCGTTGATGCTCACGCCAGCCAATGACGTGGTTGACACCACACGACCTAGGAGGGATGTGTAGTCACTCCATTCTTGGTTGCCGAGTTCAACGGCTTTCGAGATGCTGTCGGTCACCTCAAACGCTCTGGTGCCTGACATGCCGTAGGCATTGAGTGTCTTGACCAGCACCTCCGTCACGGCTTGCGTATCTGCAAGACCACCGACCGCTGCTCGGGTTGCAGCATCAAGAATCTGGATGTTGCCTGCCGTATCAGCGAAACCTGCTGATGCCGCTTGATACGATGCCGCCGCAAGATCAGCCTTGTTTGCAACACCACCGAGCTGATCACTCAGCTTTGATAATGCCGGGTTGATCTTCTCAATATCCATGCCGACCGTGCCAAGCCGGCGGATGTTGCGGTCGAGTTCGGTGGCATCACGAATGACGCGATCAACAGCAAAGCCGCCGGCTAATGCAAGACCGATTCCGGCGATGCGCTGCGTGAATCCATCCAGCTGTATACCCGCACGTTCTGCGACCTGTCCTTGATTGCGGATACCTGCTGCAGCTCGTTCTGCTGTCGTAAGGAGCCGACCATTCTCTGCCCGTGCGCGACCTGCGGCATCGGTGAAATACTTCATCCCGTTGGCGGCGGTCTGAAGTTCTCGGCCTTGCCTCGTTACAGCAGTAGTGGCGCCATTGACAGCAGTTTGCAGCTGCTGCGATTGCTGATTCAGGTTGCGTAGCTGCTGCGATGCACCGCCAGCATTGACCTGAATGTCAACAACAGCAACAGCCACCGCAGCACCTCCCTATAGCAGCAGTCTACCGGCGCTTGGCTTTATCAATCGCCTGCTGCTCACGTTTGCCTTTGATCTCGTAGTACGCCGCAAAATGGATGAACTCATCATCCGTTAATTCTTGCCGCAGCTGGCTGACGGTCTTGCCTAGTTCTGTCGCCAGGAAGAACTCAAAGTACAGCCAGCTGTCGGCCTCTAGTCGTTTTTTGCGGTCTCCAGTGTCTCGGTCTGCCCGAGGCCAAACAGGAACAGCTCAAGGTCGTTGAGCACCGCTTCAGGCAGCTCACGTTGCAGCTTCACCGCATCAGCCGGCGCAAAGGCCTTCGAGCCGTCCTCAAGTTCAGCCTTTTGGCACAGCATCTGGGTGCTGATGTCAAGCGCCTCATCGGTGCCGGCAAGACCGCTGGCACGCTTGCGATCAGCGCGGGTGATCGGCGTGAAGTACAACGACATCACCACCGTGCCATCGTCTTTCTTCACATCAAACCGCCGGCGAGCGGTGAGATCAAAAGCACCGGTGAGCAGGTCAACGGTGCGTGGTGTTGCAGCAGGCATCAGATGTCGAGCGTGATCGTTCCGGTTGTGGTGAAGTTGATCGTCACCACTTGAAGCTCACCAACCGTAGCACCGTATTCAGCCGAGTTGATCACGATGGTGCCGGTGATCTTCTTGCCGCCGGTTTCGTCAAGATACAGCTCAATGGCTGCATTACCTTCATCGGTGGCGGTGTTGACATCCTTCAGCATGTCCAGCTTGTCGCCAGACCCTGGGGCGTCATACATCACCTCCATGGTGCCGGTACCAGCCAGCAGGCCGCCGACATTGGCCTTGTAGGTGGCGCCTTGAGCGGTGGTCTCAAGGACATCCTTCTCAACGGTCATCGACCATGACCGGACTGCAGCGATCTCGGAAAGACCGGCGCCGCTGTCCTTGTCGAAGAAGACCGTGCCTTGTTGCCCGCGATAGAAAGCCATGATCAGATCGAGGTGGTGATGGTGCCGGTGGTCGTGAAATTGCAGGTGATGGTTTCGATCTCACCCACGGTGGCGCCATACTCGGCGCTGGTGATCAGGCCTGCGAAGCTGATCTTCTTGGTGCCGGTGGTATCAAGGAACAGCTCAAACGTCGCTACCGCTTGATCGGTGGCGGTGTTGGCAGCCTCAATGAAGGCATTGGTTTCATCAGCACTGGAGGCGGTATAAAGCACCTCGACGGTGCCAGATCCACCGATCAATCCACCGATGTTTGACTTGTATGTCGCGCCCAGTGCTGTGGTTTCAAGCACGTCCTTTTCGATGGTCATTGACCACGAGCGGGTGGAGGCGATGGTGGTGTTGGCAGAGCCGGCATCGTCAAACTTGACGGAGCCCTGTTCGCCGCGATAGAAGGCCATGGTTAGAGATCCTCGAAGGTTTGGAAGGTCATCCTGACCTGTGACTGAAAGTACCCTTCAGGAGACGGCGCAGCCACCACCTCTGGGCCGGTTGGCGGATCGAAGTGGACCCCCGATACGATGACCCTATTGTAGAGATCCCGCACACGCTTGCCGATCACAAGGTTGGCGCCAGGTCCTGCACCTTGCGGGGTGAAGATATTGATGACGACAATGCCGATGGCGCTATTGTTGCTGCCGGTGGTGCCGCCCATCGTCAGGTAGTTGTTAACGCCGAAGCTGATCAAGCATTGCGCCCAGCTGCTGTTTGGCGTTGGGTTGTAGGGCTGGTTATGAAACACCACCGGAATGACCGGCGCTGCTGCCAGCTCAGTGGCTAGTCGACCTTCGACGATGGCGCGGATGCTGTTGAGGTCCAATGCTGCCATCAGTCGGTCCTCCCGATGCGATCAGCTGCCTGCCGAGCCCAGTCAGCCATCTCACGGGCGATCAGGTCGGGATATCCCACCTCGATTTGAGGCGGCGGGCCAGTAACGGGCTTGCCGTCAAGCATGGAATGACTGACGGATCGCCAGACTCCACCCCACGACGGCGGCAGGTTGGTGCCATACAGCACCGGCTCTGCATACGGCAGGCTGTTGTGGATGTGGTAGACATTGCCGGCGCGCTCGGTGCCGTAGTTCAGCCGGCGCGGTGGTGTGATGCCCGCTACGCCATTTTGCGGGCCTGGGTCGTAGCCGGGTGTGCTGTTCTCGCCGATTGACCAACTCATGCGCAGCCGTCCCGTATCGACTGGGCTGCCGTCCTTCAGCCTTCTGTCAGTCAGTAGCACCACCTCGCGCAGCAGCTGTTCGTACTTGTCCTGCGAGAAGTTACCGATCTGCGATAGGTTGATGCGACGCGCCATGATCAGGCCCTCAAGATCAGCTCGTAGGTGATCGGCTGGTTGTCTTGCTCGATGGTGGTGACCTTGATGACCTGATGCGTCACGGCATTGATCAGCACCTTGTCGGCAGTTGTTGGCGTGATGACCAGATCAGCGGCGGCGATGATCAGCCGCTTGTCGCTGGCCTGCACCAGCTCATTAACCTCACGCCTGTTGACGTCCTGCAACGTGCCGCGGATCGTGGTGTCGCTTGCAGTTTCTGACATCATGCCGGTGGTGGCGTTATAGGTGCCAAGCGTGATGCGACGGATCGTCACTGATCCGCCGAACTTCGCCATCAACTTGCTGGCAGTAGACCGTAGCGAGGTTGCAAGAGTCATAGTCGATAGGCGACGCAGTGGCCGTTCTGTAGCTCAATGCTGGTGAAGACGCCATACAGCGTGGTATGGGCGTTGAAGGTTTGCCCTGCCAGGGTGTTGCCGTCGTAGTTGACGGCGGTGATCGCCTGCACCTGCGTATTGCTGGTGAAGTGGATCGCGCACCAGCGGCCAGTATGCGGATCGGTGTCAGAAATGAAGGTTCCGCCTTTGGCGTAGTCAACGCCCCATACGGCTGAGTATGCGCTCATACCTTGTAAGCAACGACCTTGCCGCTGGCGAGTGTGACACTGGTGAAGACGCCCATGATGCTGTCGCCAGCATTGAGCGGCACTGATGTGAACGTATTGCCGGTCTGGTTGGCGATCACCGCCGAGGCGATCACCGCATCAGCTACGGCATACAGCTGCCAGAACCTACCGGTATGGGCGCTGGTGTCGCTGATGTACTCAAAGCCAAGGCTGTAGGCGCGGTCCATATCAGCTCCTGCGAATGGCGAAGTTCCCCGGTCCACTGAGTCTAAGACCGGTCAGGTATCGCTCCATGATCGGCGGCACCTTATCAGCACCGATGGCGCCATAGCCAAGGTTTGGCGTCACATCAAGGTTGCCGATCTTGACGTTCTTGTAGTCCTCCAGACCGCTCAACCCGATGCCGCTTGGATTGTTGTGCAGGTAGACCGCCAGCACCGCTTGAGCCTTCTTGATCTGATCGGGGATCTCAGTGTCGGTGAAATAGTCGGTGGTGATCCTAAATGGAAAGCCGACGGCGTAGGTGTTGATGTAGGTGTCAGGCTTGCGGACACCGGTACGAGGCCACTGCAGCGCCTGCGTATCAGTTGATCGCGCACCTAGGAACCGTTCGCGATCGAGGCGTTGTGTTGCGGTATAAAGCGCCCGGTTCTTTTGATCAGTCGTTGCTGATGCCCATGCGGTGACGTCAGCATCCTCGACAAAGCCATCAATGATGGCCTGCGCATCATTCAGCGTCAGGTAGGAGTTGGCGTTGACGCCCCCTGCCGTTGCGTCGATTGCGATGGCCATCGGTCTGATCCTCTGCTGTCAGTGTAGGCACCGGCTCTGATGCAGAAAGAGAGGCCACCTCCAGGGAGGCAGCCTCACGTTCACGCATCCGCCGGAAGGCGAATAGACCCATGTCAGACCTTGTAGATCACGACGGTGTTGGCAGCCGTCACCACCGCACGGAACGTGCTGGAGGTACCAGCTTCCACGATCGCATCACCGTTGACCGTAACGCCAGTGGCGCCAGCGAGCAGGGTGACATGGAACGTGGAGGTTCCGAGGTTGACGATGCTGAACTGAAAGCTGATGCCAACCACGTTTTGGTTGACAGCATCCAGTGCCGTGCAGATCTCAGCGCCGGTGGCGGTGGTCAGGTTGAACGCTGCCGTAGCAGTCGAAACCAGCACACCACCCAGCAGCTGGGCAGCAGTAGCGGTCTGGGCGCCGCTTGCTGCCAGCGTCGTGACGGTGGTCTTGCGGTAGGTGTTCCCGAAGGCGGGATTTTCCAGCTCAAAGATAGAAGCCATTGCTAGTTACCTCAGAAGTTGGAAGTGACAGTACCGCGCACGATACCAATGTTCTTGGTTTCGTACACCTTCGACCAGTTGCCGATGGTGGCAAGTTGCGCCTGTGTCGGGTTGGTGGTGCCGACGGTCCACTTAGCGCCGACCGGGTGGTAGCAGTAGTGCAGGTCGATCGACATGGCATCACTCTTGGCGAGGATGTCACGGTCGGTTTCGGTCCGCAGTGCCAGCTGCTCACCGGAGGCGATAGCGCCTTGGGTGAAGAAGTACACCGGATAGTTGGTGCTGGTCGGGGCAAGGTCGTCGGAGACGATGACGCGCAGACCCATATAGGTCGGCACCACGACTTCACCGTAGGCGTTCTGGATGCTGCCAGCAATGACCGGGGCAATGCCGGTAGTGGCAACAGTGCCGCCGCCGCGGGCTTCGGTGTTGGTGACATAATCAATGGCCTTGCGCTCCACCAGGTCGTAGTAAACGGCTGAATGAAGCGCAACAGCAGCGAGCTTGTCGCCTTGATCACCCAGCAGGCTGCGGGCCTTGGCCACCTGACGGGGACCCAGTGCCGTCATGCCGCTGGTGTCGAAGCGCAGCGCCGAGAAGGCCGGGCTATCGGAGCCGGTGAGGCTGCCGAACACACCTTCAAGGCACTTGATCAGGTCCTTCTGCCGTTGGTTGGCGACATAATCTGCCACCTTGGCGCCGATGGCAGCCATAGGGTCAGCGCCAGCAGCAAGTGCCGCAAGGTCGCGTGATTCCCATGCCTTGCCGCGATGCACGATCACGCCGACTTGCTTGTCAGCGGTGATCTTGCCAGGCGTCAGGCTGGTGCTGTCGGTCAGCACCTCGAAGTCACCGGTCAGGTTGGCCTTCCAGAAAGGCACATTGACGTAATCACCGCCTTCGGTGGCGTTCAGCTCCGCCATCGGCTGCACCACGCCGGATGCCAGGAAGGCATCGCGTTGAGTGGTGGCTTCGATGACGTACGGAGTGAAAACCTCGGGGATGATCACATCAGAGCGAAGTGTCGCCATGATGATTCCTCAGATAAAGAGATTGATGGTGGTGCGGGCGCAGCCCAGTATCACCAGCGCAGCCGGTTGTGATTATGTTAGCGACCCGCTGCAGCTTTGAGCCGATCGTACAAGTCACGATCGGTACGATAGAGCCTTGATTGTTCGGTCAGGTTGAATGATTCCGGCGCAAATGGATTCTTGATGCCGATCGTTGCGGTGGCGCTACCGCCAGCTGGTGCGCCGCCGCCTTGCGGTCGTGGTTGCTTCTGCATCCATGCCGGCAGGGTCTTGGCCCATTCGCTGACCGGTTTGCGCTCGTAGCCATCAACCACGACGACGGTGCCATCCGGGTCGCGTTCGATTGATTCTGGCTTCAGCTTGGTCTTCAGCACCAGATCAGGATCATGCACGATGTCGGCCAATGCCGTCACGGCTGGAGCGATGAGTTCAAGCTCCCGAACGCGGATTTCAAGGTCAGCAATGCGCTGGTCCTTCTGCGCCGTCGCCTCACGGAACTGCTGCTCCAAAGCCTGCCGGGCTTCTTGGTATTTTCCTTGGGCTTCAAGTTCAGATTGCTCGGCGCGGCGCTTGAACTCAAGGAGCTCGTTGACATCGACACCATCCGGCAGCTTGGTTTTCTTTGCAGCGCGCAGTTCAGCGATCAGCTCTTGATTCTTGCGCTCCAATGCCTCGACACTGCGTTGCAGTGCTTCGGTATTGTCACCCCCGGTAGCCGCAGGCTCCTGGGTGTTGAGTTCATCGGACATTGATAACCCGCAGGGTCAGTTACTGTTGCAGTGTATCGGAGCAGGCATGGAGATCATCAAGCAGAACCCAGACGGGCTTGGATCACGCGATCTACGGCATGTACTGTCGAACGTAATCGACATCGACGAAGATGGCAATGAAGTGCTGACTTTTGCTGCTGTCGGCAACCTGCATCTGTCAAGAGTGGTCGCCATCGCCCGTGATGAGGATGGCGACCTGCTGCTGATCACCGACCACGCGCAGGCGGTGATGGAACAACTCGGCAGCTGGGATGATTTCGTGGCAGATTGATCAGGCCTTACGGCGACGACCGGTGCTGCGCTTGGATTCCATCCGCCGCACCTTGGCTTGTGCAGATTGATAAGCCTTGACGTTGGCGCGGATGTTCTTGGCGCCGGCATCTGTGCGCTTGCCAAGGCCTCGTGCGCTGGTGCGACCACCGGCCAGCATCTTGGCTTCACGGGCCTTGCTGGTGGCAGCCTTGTAAGCAGCCTTAGCCCTACGACCTGCCGCTACTTGATTCTTCATGCCAGCGGCTTTCTTCTTCCCGCCGCCGCCAGACTTCTTCCCGCCTCCACCTTTCTTTCCGCCTCCACCTCCACCGCCGGAGAACCGACCGCGTGAGTCCCTGGAGTAGGTCCGTGCCATGGTGACTACCGTAACTGAACTAAGTCTAGTCTCACCACTTTGTGCGATCTGCCCAATATGCAGCCGACATCTTGCCTTTGGCTATGTTGGCGGCATGGCGCGCCTTGAATGATGCCCGTCTGGTTTTGGCTGCTGCCGATTCTCCTGTTCGCGCTGGTGAGCCTGATACGCCCTGCTGACCGAACCTGATCAGCTTGATGGTATCGCCTTCCTTGGCGAGTACCGCATGAGACTTCTTCGGGTGTGATGGTGTCCGCTTCGGCTTGTTGTAGCCGTCGAACTGTTCGCCGCGGTAGGTGATGCTCATGATCCCTTCAACCGTCGTTGGCGAGTTGTGCGCGAAGGGTTGACTCGTGCTTTTGGTGCTGACTGTCCTATGGCTTGATTCACTTCACGGAAGTATCGCGCATCGGATTTAGCCAGCTCGCGCAATGTGCCCCGAAGTGCATCGCTGACACGTCGATTGGTAGTGCCGGCGCCAGCGGTCGAGGTGGGCCTTGTCGCTGCTGCGCCGCGCTTGACATTGCGCCTGATGATGCGCATCCCCGCGACATTGCCGCCGAGTGAATAAACTCGCTGCTGTTCAGCCTTGTAGAGCGCCCTTTGGCCGCGCTTCAAGGCTCTTGTCATGCTGCCGCCTTTTGGTGCAGGAGCTGGCGGCCTTGATCGACGAATCACGCCGCCACTGCCGCCACTGCCGCCGGCAAACCGACCTTTAGAGTCTCGAACGAAATTACGAACGCCCATCACTTCCTCTTGCGTGGCTTGGCGGCTTCAGATAGAGCAATGGCTATGGCCTGCTTCCGGCTTGTCACCTTGCCGCCCTTGCCGGGGCCTGGCTTGCCGGTGCGTAGTGTTCCCCGCTTGTACTCGCCCATCACCTTCCCTACCTTGTCCTTCTTCTTCGCCATCACCGATCGAGCAACCTTGCGTCAATGCTAAGCCGGAGCGGGTGTACCAAGCGCCAGAGCCGTCAGGTTGCTCGACATACCGGCACTCGACACCATCATGCACGATGAACTCAGACGCCTTGCGGCCATCGGCGTAGGTGTACTTAAGGTTCGGCAGGTCCATATCGCTTGCGGAGCTGCGCCAAGGTTAGCTCTGAGCCATCATCACGCACCAGCTTGGCGATAGCGGTTTGCGGACCGTGCTGTTGAGATAACCTGCGGAAGTATGCCGCCTTGCCGGTGCCGAGGATCTCGGCCTGCTCGGCCTGTGATTGCTTGGCCAGCCATTCGCCGTAGGTCGTGCCTGTTGGCACCATGCCGCCTGCTGCTGCCCGCTTCCCTTCCGGTGGTGGTGGGAAGCCAAGGGCCTCGTAGTCGATCACCGGCACCGTCGTACTGCGGCAGTTGAAGTGCTGCGGTGGTTTCGGGCCGCGGCCATACTCAAACTCCCGTCCATCCAGCGCCCGGCAGATTGAGCTGGTGCGGCTGTCTAGCGTCGCGACGTAACGGTACTTCTTCGTAATGTCCTGGTTGGCCTCGTAGACCTGCTGACTGGCGGCATTAGCGACCTGGTTGATGCTGGTGCGCACCAGCGCCATGACCTGATTGTTGGCGACAGCAGTGGATTGGCCGCCGCCAGCAATGATGCCCTTGATCGGTCGGGCTTCATTGAACTGCAGGTTGCCGATGAGTCTGCTGGCGATCGATGGCGTCGTCTCACCGCTCAACAGGCCATTGCGCACCACCTGCGAGAACTGCTCAGCCTGGCTGGTGGCGATGCCACGGAATGCCTTCTCGACTACCTCGCCATTGGGTAGCGTGATCGTCGCGCCACGGGCGGCAGTGAGGCTATAGGTGCCGGTGCCGGCTTGTGTCGCCAGCGCCTCTGGGCCATAGGCTGCCTTGAATAGGTCATCGCTCAAGGTGACCACATTCAGCTGCGTCGGGTCAGTGGTGACGACCGATTGCGCAAACTGCGGGCTGATCTCAACGGTATTGACAGCACTCCTTGCGCCAGCTGGTAAGGCGCGGCGGAGCTGATCGGTGACGAACTCAGATTGCAGCTGGGCGATGCCTTGCAGCTCGATGGCGGTTACTTCCGTGCTGCTGCCAGCCCATGTGCCGAGGCTGTCGCGCAGCTGCGCCAGGATGCCGCGGAGCCGTGCGGCCTTTACCGGTGCTGCAAGCTCATCAATGGTGCGCAGCTGGTTGACCGCATCGATGATGATGTCGTTGTAGCTGTTGATGATGCGCCGCGCCACGCTATTGCTGTAGCGGTTCAGATCAATCGCATTGCGGTACAGGACCGCCGGGGTGCTCATTGAAGGATGCCCAGATCCTCTGGGTTATATGTCGATCGGATGCTGACATTAGCGCCGTTCTGCATCGAATGGCTAACCAGCTCAGTGAATGCGGCGTAACCATCCTTGCCGTCTTCCATGATGATCTGTTCATCAACTTCCTTCGGCTTGCCGTCTTCGTACCAGCTGACGCGCACAATCGCCAGGATGTCATCCGGCAGGTTGCAGACGTGGTAGTCAAGCGTCTGCCGTCGTGGTTGCTTGGGTTCAATCATGATCATCAGATCGACGAGACGATCGGTCACCCAATCAAGCAGCCGGTATGTCAATGTCCTCACCATCGTTGGCCTCCATTTCAGAATCGACGTCAAAGTCATCACTGAAGACCTCGCCATCAGCAAGTTCCTTCAGCAGGGTTTCCTTGCCGATCACCTGCGCGGTGTAGAGCTCCCGCAGCTCCTTGATGTCAGCAGGTTCCAGCCTGGCGCCAACGAAGTCGCGGTTGACCGTGCTACTGCCAGCGGTGTTGCCTTGACCGAGGTATTGCGCATGGTATTGCAGGCAGTTGTCGATCATGTCCTGCACGTTCTGCGCGATGACCATCATCGTGCTATCACCTTGACTGCGGTCGATGCGCTTCGCCTCGGCGGTTTCGGCTGACAGCTTCTGCCCTAGCACTGCCGACAGACCCAGCTCATTGATCTGCATGGCGATCCCTTCGAGCCGCTTGAATTGCGCCTCAAAGCTGCGACCTGCAGGCTCGATGTACTCGGCGCGGCCTTCGGCTGGAAAGGCGATCGCTTCACCGGGTCCGGCGGAGACCTCCTCGGCGCTGCTCGGGAAGCCGTAAAACGCCAGCATCGGCACGGCGCTGATGTGCAGCTGGTTGTCGAGGTCAGACTGCACCTGATACGCTTTCAGGTTGAGCTCGGCGATATCCTCCAGCGGAGGCCGTGACTCCATGAAGCCCAGCCGGTTGGCATAGGCGACGCTGAACGGGATCTCGCTGATGGTGGTGGTGCCTTCATCAACGACCTCAAAGTCGCCGGTGTCCTTCTTCTGATGCAGCTGGTACTGACCAGGCGTCAACACACGGATCTGATCGACTACCTTCTCGCCGTAGGTGCCATCAGGGATCGTGACGGTTTCAGCAAGGCGCAGCATGGTCAACTGCTGCTGGCCTTCCTTGGTCTCTGATCGCCAGCCGAGGATCTGCCGTGGTGTGTAGGTGCACCAGTACGGGCGACCGCCATCAGATGGTGCATCAACGAGCACACCGATGTGGCCATAACGGACCATCTTGCGCGTGGTCTCATAAGTCCAGACATTCAGGTCATTGCCCTGCATGTCAACATCAAACAGCTGCTCGCGGATGGCATCGCTGGTGTCATTGAGCCGCACCGGCTTGCGGGTCAACATGCCCGCCAGCATCCGCTCCAATCGCTGGTAGTACGGCGGGCAGACGCTACGGGCCAGACGGTTGTCGTAGCTTTCGTCCTGCTCGCGGGGCTCCTGCGGCAGGTAGCGGCGATGCTTGCGCCTCATGCCGTAGGTGCCCTGCATCAGATCCTCAATCAGGATCCAATGCGGCTCCATCGCATACCACGCTGCAGCCGCATCATTGACCGCCGTGACAGGCCGTTGCGATTGCGGACGGTCGTAGTAGTTGAAGCCGGTGTACATGGTCAGTACAAGCGAATACCAGTGCCGCGACCGGCGGAGGCATGAAGCGGGTTGAACTCACGCCATACCAGGTAGCCGAGTGCATCGTTCATGTGATCGAAGCCGGCATCCTTGTCAGGGTCTCCCTTGTCAGTGTAGGACTGCAGCTCCAAGCATTCGATCAGCCGCTGGCAGGACTGATGCACCTGCAGCCTGATCTCACCTTTGCCGTTCTCCAGCAATGCCTGCACTGCCGCGATGCGATCACGCACCGGTGGGTTGGCCTTGGGTGATTGGTTGCTGAAGCCATAGGACTCCAGGATCTGAATGTCGGTCTGGGTGGCGTTGGTGCTACGGCTGCTGCCGCTGGCGTCTGGGTAGATGTAGACGCGATGGGTTGGGTACCGCCGGCGGATCTCCTGCGCCAATGCATCAGTGTCATGCGCACCGCTGACCTCATCGACGACCGTCAGGCGCTTGGCATCACGGATCGCAATCACGGCAGACATCTTGCCGACGTTGAAGTCAATGCCGATCCGCAGCGGGTCATCGCTGATGTCCGGCAGATTGCTGAACACATGCTTGGCGCGATCGAACCTGTCATACACCTGCCCGGTGGTCAGGTTGACGAACTCACCATCGAGGTACGCTCGCAGCAGGCTCGGGTCGTAGTTGGCCTGCAGTCGCTCGATGAAGTCCGGCGGCAGATGTGGGTTGTCTGCCGTGCGCATTCGGATCAGCCGGCGATCAGTGCGGGCCTTGCTGTCATCACTGCCGAACGTCTTCCACATCCACCGGAAGCCTTCTGGTGTTGATGCAGCACCGAACTGCCGGATGTTGCCAGCCCGCAAGCGGCCAAGGATCTTAGGGAAGGCCTTGTCCGCAATGCTTGGCGTCACGGTGTCGATCTCATCCGCCAGTACCCACGCAAGGTTCAGACCGATGATGCGTGACCAATTCTCGAAGCTGCGGCACAGGATCTTCGTGTCGCCGCCAGGGAGATGCAGGATGTATTCCGGCAGCGGTGATGCTCTGAACGTATGGGGGATGCCGTAATCGTCGAGAAAGTTATCGAAGTCTGTCTGCCAGATGTCACGAATCAGCGGGCCGGTGGGCTCCATCACAGCACCGATGAACCCTTGATTGGCTGCGGCCATCATCACGGCCTTAGCGCATAATGCCCGCGTCTTGCCGGCGCCATACCCTGCGCTGATGCCCAGAATCTCGGTGCTGACATCATCAACGAAGGCCAGCTGACCGGGATGCAGGTCAGCGCGGATGGTGGCCAGCTGCTGATCCAGGTCCAGCATCGTCCGGCCTTGCTGCTCAAGCTGCAGCGCCGCCAGGCGTGCCGCGATCGGATCAACTAGGCGAGGCATTATGGCCAGTCTTCGCCGTGATCCTCAGCAGCAAATCACGCTCCACATCAGGCGGAAGGTTGGCATCAGCAATCGCCGATACAGCAGCCTCGATGCCTTCCTGCTTGGCGCGATTGGCTGCCGCGGTGTCGCTGTAGTGCTCGCGGAATGCAGGCGAGTGCGTCAGCATCCAGGTGGATGCCTTCATGTCGCCATTCTCGGCTTGTTCGGCAATCTTGTTGATCAGCCGCATTCCGCCTTTGGCGCGTCCGGCCTCAATAGCCACAGAAAGGGCAACTTCTTCCGGCGTAGGATTGGGGCCTTTTGCGTTTAAAAGCCATTGCCTCATGGACTCATATGTAACACCAGCTGCCGGCGCAATATGTTCAAGAGGTGCGCCAAACTCAGCGAGAAAGCGCACCTTCTTGATCACATCGTCGTTTAGTTTGTAATGACGACGGGCTGGTTTCACGCTCTGATCTGTACGGGCATCACAAGATAGATGTTATCAGCTTCACCCGGTGGCGCAATCACAACCGGCGTGGTTGATGAATTGGCGGAGATTTCCACCGTATCACCCGCCAGGTGCTTGAGGCCATCAAGCAGGTAATGCACGTTAGCCGCCAGCTTGGGCATGGTGCCATCAGCCAACACCGCCTCAGAGCCGCTGCTGGCATCCGTCTCGGACTGGATCTTGATGATGCCATCAGCCATCTCCAGCTTGACGATGCCGTTATGGCTGTCAGCGATGACTGCGATCCGCTCCAGACCGTGAATCAAGGTCTGCCGATCGCACGTTGCTGAATGCTTGAACGCTTCAGGCACCAGCGCCCTGGCGTTCGGGTACTTGCCATCGAGGATGGTGGAAAGCACTTGGGTGCCATCAGCAAGACCCAGCACCGCGTGACGGTTGTCGGTGGCGAGTGTTGCAGGTTGCCGCACCATGGCAAGCGCCTTGGCGGGAATCACCAGATCCATCTCAGCCGCTGCTGATGGGATGCTGCGCATCACGAGCCGATGGCCGTCGGTGGCCTCCATGCGGATGGTGTCACCATCGGCGGTGACGTGGATGCCGCAGAGGATCTGCTTTGACGCGTCGGTGCTGACGACCGGCAGCATGGCCGCCAGTGGCCCTGAGAGGTCGATGGGAGCGCCTGCAGCAGCATCCACCGCCGGAAGGTCGGGGAAGTCCTCTGCAGAGGCCACGGAGAGGCTGTAGGAGCCCGCTACGGCATCGATGGCGATGCGAGAGCCGTCAACGGTCAACGAGAGCGCCTCAGAGGCGTCCAGGCGGCTGATCAGGTCCGACAGCAGGCGATGCGGCACAACGGTGGCGCCGGGTGTGATGACGACAGCAGGAATCGATGCAGTGACGCCGGTGTCGAGGTCATAGGCACGAACGCGGAGGTTGCCATCAGTGGCGGTGAGCTCCACGCCGGCGAGGATCGGATGGGTCTTGCCGCTGCCGACAGCGCGTGATGTAACGCGCAAGGCATGGACAAGGTTTGATGCAGAAATTGTCAGCTTCATTGTGCTGCGGCTTCGGTGAGGGCGTTGATGATGTCGTCGTAATCAGCTTGGAAGGAGGCAACCAGCTCTGCCGGTATGGCAATCTGATCATCCTGTGCGTTGTCGCGGATGGCATTGGCATAGGCCTTGGCCATCTCCATGGCGTCATGCAGCCGATTGATCACCGGTTGCTGCTTGGCTGGAATGTTGATGAAGTCTGGTGATGACATAAGCCACGAGTGTTTCAACGTGCCGTTGGTTCAGATCATTGCGCATGAAGGCGCAGGCATCTGACACGAGGCGATGGTAATCGGCGGTCGAGATGCTGGCAACAGGAGCACTTAACACTCTGTCGCGAATGAGCGCCGAGCGGTTGGTGCCGAGCATGACGGCCTGCTCATCGATGATCTGCAGGTCGACAAGCGACATACGGATCTTGACTTCTTGCTGAAGCATGGGTTTGAGGGCTTCGGACGCAAAACCCTAGTCCACCACAGGCGTCGGACGCAAACTGGCCATTGTCGGACGCAAAAATCCCAGTCATACCAAGGGAGGACGCAAAATCGCCATTTTCCCTATCCCCCCCCTATGCGTTGCATGTGTATCACCCCGTACATAGACCCTCCCTGTTTTCTCATGTAGCGGTATATATCCCCTATTTGCGTCCGAACAGCTGAAAAGCCAGTCAGAGACAGGGAATTTGCGTCCGAAATTTGCGTCCGATTTGCGTCCGATCGGACGCTAGTTGCGTCCGACATCACGCCCAAGCGTCCAACTTGAGACCCATCAAGAGACGATCGCGGCTCTTGCCGCCGCCTCTGTCGGACGCAAGTTTTGGGAAGATCTGCCGCAGCGCCGGCACCAGCAGCCGTGGCGCCTTGACCGTTCGATCAGCCGGTGGGTCCATCAACCACCGACCATTGTGATCTAAATAGCCTTCTTCTTTGTACCAGTTCTGTAATGCATCCCAGACGCGCTTGCAGGACACCTGCGCATCTTCATCCCATGTCAATCCGACGGCATCGCAGAAGTCCCATAGGTGACAAGATCCACGCCTGACATCTTGCATCGCTTGGTTGCCGGTGGCGTAGTCGATGCCATCCGACACGCTGAGCGCCATTCCTTCGAGGAGCCAATTCAGGAACGCAGGGCATATCTGCTCCTGGATGAAAGATGGATCATCCTTGAGCCTTGGATCAGCCTGTAGATGCGTCGGTTCAGTTGGTGTCGCCATGAAGGTCTTGCGAAACTTAAACACATGAAACCGGGTCTCGATAGCAGCCTGCTCACCGGTCAGCGATGGATCTTTGTTGAGGTTGAACACAAACAAAGCAGACGGCACAAACTGCGACTCCTGAACGCCCTTGAGCTCATAGGACAATTCCTCACCGCTGATTGCAGCCTTGAGTGATTGCAGGTTGTCGATGCTGACGAACTGTGAATTCTCGCTGGACCAGTTGACCGAGGCACCACGAAGCGGGGCGATCGGAAACTTACGGCCTTGGTCGTACTGACGAAAATCAGCCAGGGTGCAGGAGGTGAAGTTACGGCTGCCGAGCGTGTCGCGCAGTGCTGTGCGGATGGTGTCCTTGCCGTTGCTGCCTTCACCGATCATCAGCACCGCACGAGGACGGCCTCGGGTGGCGCGGTACTTGGCGAGATCCAGACCGCTGCCGAGGATGCGCTGCAGGGTGTCGAGGTCGGTGTGCTCAACGGCATCAAGCAGTCGCCAGAGGTGTTGCCCGTTGGCGTCTGGGTTGTAGTCGTAGGCGGTGACGTAGGTGAAGGCAACAGCTGGATCATGCGGCGCGAGGGTCAGGTCAAGCTTCTTGCCAGCCCATGACCACGAGACGACACCATTGCGGCAGTTGATGGCATTGGATGGGTTGACGGTGACGGGACTGAGCAGGCGACGCATCCAGACGAGGGCCTCGTCGACGTAACGGGGACGACGCCATGGGTAGACGGGTTCACCGCTCTTGGTGTTCATGACGTGGAGGAGCGAGAGGAAGCTGGCGATCAACGGCGCCAGCTGCTCATCAGGCTTGGGTTCGTAGTGGGTGCCGACCCATAGGTGGAGGACGCCATCAACGCAGATCCACCGCTGCTGCGGATGATGGAAGACGTGCTGAACCGTGAGATCCAGCCATTCGGTATCGGTCTTGTCGTAGAGCTGAAGCTTGATGGCATCAGGATCAGCGGCGGCATCCACCACCGACGCCCTTCGTCGCGGTGTAGGTGTTGCGGGCCTCCAGCCGTGATGCCGCGCCCAGTACCAGAAGGTGCCGGCGGTGATGTGATCACCACCTGAGGCTGCGATCTGCTCAAGGCCTTGCCATTGCGGGCTGTGCTGCTGCATCAGCTCGATGGCGAGGTCAACGCTGTTGCAGGCCTGGATCAAGCCCCAGAAGATATTGCGGTAGACGTGATAGGTGCCGCTGCCTGGTGTGCGTGGTGGTATGGCGGCGAGGGCATCACGGATGTCGTCGATGCTGCGCTCTGCTGGTTCGGTGTGATGCTGTGCTGGCTTCTGGTGTTGATAGAAGGCTTCAGACGGCAGGACCGCCTCGATGTCGGCAACGGTGTAGCGATGGCCGGCGCTGGTGACCATCTGACACGGATCGCCAAGGGTGCCATCAGCCATGGCGTAGTAGCTGCCGGGCAGCCGCATGACGCGTGAGGCGTTCTTGATGCTGCGGTCTGCATCGCAGTAGTCAAGCAGCCGTGCCTGCACCAACTCCCAGTGGGATGGTGTGATCGGATCGGTCAGTACCCAGTAGCTATGGATGGACTTGCCGCCGGTGTTGATCTGAAAGGTGGGTTCAGGCAGCTTGAGTGACCGCCATGCGGTGAGCTGCCAATCACGGGGACGGTCGTCCCATTCGGCGAAGAAGGCACGGCAGGCGGTGATGTCGGCATTGGTGTCACCGCCGTCGTTGATGACGACGTAAACGCCGCGGCCTTCGGCTTGCCATTGCTCGATGAGCTTCTTGGAGGCGCCACCTTTGCGACCTTTGTCGGTGCCCTTGTCTGGGTGGTCGCGATGGAGGAAGGCACGAAGGCGGATAGCACCGGCGGGTTTGCCGAGGAGGGCGATGAACCGACGGGCTTCATCGAAGTCAATGGGCTTCATGCGGTTTCCCGATACCCGGTAGCGGGCAGGATGCCATCACGGTGCAGCTGCATGGACTGCTCCAGGAGGACGCGGATGGCGGTGCTGCGGGACATGCGATCAGCGCGCCAGGTATCGAGCCAGCGGATCAGGTCTGGCGATAGGCGTATGGGTGTCGGATGGGCAAGGCGCATCGGATCGTGTAGGCTGCTTGTGCACCGTAGCCGGTCCGGCTACCGTTGCAAGGCCACTAGCACTTGAGAGCCTATGGACTGGACCCAACTGCCCGCGCTGCCTGATCGGGAGGTGGGATGAGCTATCAGGAGTTTCTGAACCAGAAGACTCACGAAGGTGCCGCGCATGGCTTTGAGCCGGTGTGGATGCCGCCGCAGTTGTTTGACTTTCAGCAGTCTCTGGTGACGTGGGCGATCCGAAAGGGTCGGGCTGCGATCTTTGCGGATTGCGGGCTTGGCAAGACCGCCATGCAGCTGACATGGGCGGAGAACGTGGTACGACACACCGGGAAGCCGGTGCTGATTTTGACGCCGCTGGCCGTGGCGGCGCAGACCATCCGCGAGGGCGAAAAGTTCGGCATTGAGTGTCATCGTTCAAGCGATGGCAGCGTGACAGGTCGCATTGTGATCACCAACTACGAGCGCCTGGAACATTTCAAGCCAGCTGACTTCGCTGGTGTGGTGTGCGATGAGTCGAGCATTCTGAAGTCATTTGATGGCGCCCGCCGCAATGAGATCACCGACTTTATGCGCAAGGTGCCATACCGATTGCTGGCTACCGCCACGGCGGCACCCAATGACTTCATCGAGCTTGGCACCAGCTCCGAAGCCCTTGGCTACATGGGCCACATGGACATGCTTGCTCGTTTCTTCAAGAACGATCAGAGCAATTTGACCAGTCGGAGAATGTATGGCGAGGCGCCCAAATGGCGTTTCAAGGGTCATGCCGAGGTGCCGTTCTGGCAATGGGTCACCAGCTGGGCAAGGGCTTGCCGCAAGCCTTCAGACCTTGGATTTGATGATGGCCGGTTTGTGCTGCCAGCATTGACTGAAGCTGATCATCTGATTGAAACCGACACGGTCCCCGATGGGATGCTGTTTGCCATTCCGGCAACAGACCTCAAAGAGCAACGTGCTGAAAAAAAGCGCACCATCCGCGAACGTTGTGAGCAGGTTGCTGCCATGGTGTCAGGCACCGGTCAGCCTGCGCTGGTGTGGTGCCATTTGAATGAAGAAGGCAATTTGATGGAGCAATTGATCCCCGATGCCGTACAGGTTTCAGGGTCTGACCGTGATGACATCAAAGAGTCTCGATTGATTGACTTTGCGGAAGGTCGATCACGAGTGCTGATCACAAAACCCAAGATTGGCGCCTGGGGATTGAACTTTCAAGTCTGCAACCACATCACCTATTTTCCGTCTCACAGCTTTGAGCAGTATTACCAGTCGGTGAGGCGCTGCTGGCGGTTTGGTCAAGAGCGACCGGTAACGGTTGACATCATCCTGACCGAAGGCGAGCGGCGAATCATGGACAACCTGCATCGCAAGCGCCAGCAAGCTGAGCAAATGTTCAGCAACCTTGTAGCCGAGATGAATCATTCGCTGGACATCCAGCGCAAAGAATACAACAACGCACCTATCGAGCTTCCATCATGGCTGTGATCACTGACCGTTACGCAATCTACAACGGCGACTGCATCGAAGTGATGCAAGGACTACCCAGCGAATCGATCCATTTCTCGATCTATTCACCTCCGTTCGCTGGCTTGTATGTCTATAGCTCAAACGAGCGTGACATTAGCAACTGTAAAGACTATGACCAGTTCATGGTGCATTATGGCTATGTGGTAAAAGAACTGCACCGGCTGACGCTACCGGGAAGGCTGACGGCTGTGCATTGCACCGACATTCCAACGGGGAATAGTGGTCAGGATGCATTGCTGGATTTGCCTGGCAAGATTATCGAGCTGCATCAGCAACATGGCTGGCATTATGTGGCGCGGCATACGATCTGGAAAGAACCTCTATGGGTTCGCAACCGGACGATGGTCAAGAATCTGGCCCATAAGACCATTGTCGATGATGCTGCGTATGCCGGTGTTGCGAGTGCTGATTATCTGTTGATTTTCCGCCGCAGTGGCTCCAATACAGTGCCGATCGCCAATCCTACCGGCCTTGATCACTACGCCGGAGAGTGTCCGATACCGCAGGATCTGCACAAGTACCGCAACTGGAAAGGCAAGCAAACCGAGAACCGCTTCAGCCATTGGATCTGGCGCCGGTATGCGTCATCTATTTGGGATGACATCACCATGGGACGAGTTCTTCCATTCCGCGATAGCAAGGATCCAGATGACGAGAAGCATGTGCATCCTTTACAGCTGGATGTGATTGATCGTGCTATCTGCCTTAGATCCAATCCTGGCGAGACGGTGCTGACTCCATTCATGGGCGTAGGCAGCGAGGTCTATGGCGCCGTGAATCTTGGTCGTCGTGGGATTGGCATTGAGTTGAAGGAGTCGTACTACAAGCAAGCCATCAAGAATATGGAGATTGCCGTAGAAGACACACGTCAACCGGATCAGGCGGCATTGATCAACCTTGATGAGTTTTGACCCATGCAACTAAGACCCTACCAACAACAACTCATCACCGACATCCGCCTGCAGTATCAGATGGGCCGCCGGCGGGTGCTGGCGGTGCTCGCCACCGGTGGCGGGAAAACAGTCTGCTTCAGCTACATCGCCCAATCTGCTGCGCGCAAGGGTAACCGCGTCTGCATCCTGGTGCATCGCGCGGAGCTGCTGGAGCAGGCCAGCCGTAGCCTGAAGGCCATGTGCATCCCGCATGGCTTGATCCAGGCTGGACGCAGCATGAACCTGACCCATGCGGTGCAGGTGGCCAGCGTCGGCACTATTGCGCGAAGGCTGCATCTGCTGCCGCGTGATTTCTTCCAGCTGGTGGTCGTTGATGAGGCGCACCACACCACGGCAGGAACATGGTCGAAGGTGGTGGATCATTTCCACACGGCGCATCTGCTGGGTGTGACGGCAACACCGATCAGAGGTGATGGCCGCGGCCTCGGCGAGCACTATGAGGTGATGGTGCAGGGTCCGACGGCGGCATGGCTGACGGACAACGGATTCCTGGCAAGAGCGCGGGTGTTGGCACCACCGGGCTTTGATGCGGCGGGACTGCGGAAGCGGATGGGTGACTACGACAGCAAGCAAGCCGAGCAGCGGGTGAAGCAGATCCATGGTGATGTCTTCAGCCATTACTGCAGGCACCTGAGCAACCAGACGGCGATTGCGTTCTGCTGCAGCGTGGCTCATGCGGAGGCGGTAGCGGATCTGTTCCAGCGGCAGGGTGTTGCTGCTGCAAGCATTGATGGCACGATGGACAGCCCAACGCGACGGGGGCTACTGGAGGACCTGGGCACCGGCAGGCTGAAGGTGCTGACCAGCTGTGCGCTGATCGGTGAGGGGGTGGATGTGCCGAGTGTCGGAGGATGCATCATGCTGCGACCAACGGCATCCGTGGGGCTGCATCTGCAGATGATCGGTCGATGCCTGAGGCCCAGCGGCGACAAGGTGGCGGTGGTACTCGACCATGTGGGAAATACGTTGAACCTCGGCCACCACCTGGAGGATCGCGAGTGGAGCCTGGATGGTGTGAAGAAACGCGACCGTGAGGCAGCGCCATCGGTGAAGGTGTGCCCGGTGTGCTTTGCGGCGAACCCAGCCAATGCGCAGGTCTGCGTGGAGTGCCGGCATGAGTTCCGGCCTGAGGTGCGTGAGCTGCAGGTGGTACCGGGTGAGTTGCGGGAGCTGCAGATGCGTGCCCGCAAGCGCGAGCAAGGCAATGCCACCGACCTGGAGTCATTGCGCGAGCTGGCCCGGCAACGTGGCTACAAGGCAGGATGGGCAGAACGCGTCCACCAGGCGCGGCTTGCGAAGCGGCATGGCATCTGAGCAATCAATCCAGCAGCAGATCCGCCTCCAGTGCTCCAGGGGTCCGGTGCGGCTGCATCGCAACAACACCGGGACGCTGCTCGACCGCAATGGCAGGCCGGTGCAGTTCGGGTTGGCGAAGGGCAGCGCGGATCTGATCGGGTGGACGACGCGAACGATCACGCCGGACATGGTGGGTCAGCAGGTGGCGGTATTCACCAGCATCGAGGTCAAGAGCGCCACGGGTCGGCTCAGGCCGGATCAGCGGCAATGGATGGAGGCGGTGCAGGCCGCTGGCGGCATCGCTGGCGTGGCGCGCAGCGTGGAGGATGCCGTTGGGTTGACCACGGTTGAGGATGGTGTAGGATTGCTGCACGTGGGCCAGGAGCCCAGCACCTAGACAATTGC